GCCTTGATATACTTCAACTTCTGTTGTTGTAGTATTGAAACGTATCATTCCCACAACGGGTGTTATTGGCCGTTCTGCCGTGGTGCCTTTTGGCAACAACACGTTGTTGGTAGAATTGATAACAACATCTCCGCCGATGCCCACGGCTATGCCAAAGTCTATCACTTGGCGTTTGTTCAACAATTGTCTTTGTAGATATCGCATTACAACACCAATGTACTCACTGTGGCTACTAAATTTGCAGGCAACTCTGTGTTGGCCACGAGTCTATCTCCGTTAGCCAACACTATTTTTTCAGTGTCAAATGTCACTGTTTCACCTGCTGGCACCAACAGTTTATTGACCACTAGATTAGTATCTGTCACTCCGTCGCCATTGGCCACAATGTGCAAATACAGATATGTTTGATCTGCTGCTGGGTCTAACGGATCAAACGGTATTCTGTTACAAATCATAATTGTTGTCACGGCATTGTTGCCAGATGACACAAACAAGTTTGTATTTGTATTGTTGATTACTACACTCTGAACCGCCATGATTTTTCCTTAAAATAACATACTAAACAATAACGCACGATTTTTACTTACCAACTCGTCTTGTAAATTTATCACAGTTGAACCATCAAAGTCAATTTTTGTATTGACATAATACAGGCCAGTGTTGCCGCTGCCCACTGCTGTTTTTGTATAAATTTTGCAAGCGCCTGCTGTGGGTGTTGGGTCTGATTGATCCAACAAACTTAACACAGCATCCATGTCCACTTCACCGGTGTTACTGGTAATGGTCAAATTGTTAACACTGCTATCAGTAATGGTATCGCCGCCGATGACAATATTACCAATTTCTAATCCGCTGGAGTTAATTTCACCAATCAACACGTTGTCTACTTTAAATTCAATAACGCTGGGCAATGGATTATTCAAATTGCTTTGATCTTTGGTACGCACACTGGTATCACCATCTTCAATACCAGGTTGCAAAATTCCTGTAAACGAAGCAGTAACATAGTCCACCATTGCTTGTGCATTGGGAATGAAATCCCCGTTTATTGGTTGTTTTAAAGGATCACTATAATCTAATACATTTTGTTCGTAGTTAGTAGTGCCCTGCACTGTGATAACACCTGAACCTGATCCTACCAATGCTAAATTACTACCACCGGTCATGATACTGTTGGTTCTTAGACCCAACAAAGTGCCTGATTGATTTCTAAAAACAAAAGTTCCCGACACTGTAGTTGCCAATGTAGGACTGTAATGACTTATTGATTCGTTAAAAAATATTTCTGCATTAGGCAATGATCCTCGATCAATTTCAATACCTGCCTGCACCAATGTGATTCCAGCACCGCCTTCGCCTTCATTGATTACTATGATATTGTCGTCCACAGTCAAAGTAGAAGAATTAATAGTGGTAGTAGTGCCGTTGACTGTGAGATTACCAGTGACCAACACATTACCAATCGTAGAACCGGTGTCTAGAACAATAGTACCACCAGACTGCACTATTACTTTATAGCCACCATCTTTGACGTGAACAACTTTCATCGCAGTATCCTAAATTAGATTGCTGTCAGCACAATAACGTCAGTTGACGAATCATTTTCTAAATACCATGTATAACGAACACCGCTAAAATCAGTAGCAACACGTTTGGTAATTTTAGCGATAGGTACTGCATTTGCATCTGCTTGATAAGGTTGTGTAAATCCCATCATTAACATTTGGCCTGCTGCGGCCGGTGTTGTACTTTGTAACACGCAAGTTTGACGATCTGTTCCGTTAGTTGTAATAACAAACGTTTTTGCGCCGCGCTGCTTAATAATAAACGAAGCTGCACTTAGAGTGCTGCCATCATGTGACTGAACTTTGATGCCAGTGTCGCTGACCGGGGTGCCGATAACATCAGTACCTAATACATCTTTTCTTAATGGACGTCCCATTTGTTTCTCCTTATGTTGACGTTCTAGGTCTACGCAGTGGGGTTACTGCATAAGTTTTGCTGGTAAACAAAATCATTTTTAGACATGATATTTAGCCATTTTGCTCAAGTCATAAAAAAAGCGGATGTTGCCACCCGCTTTGTTTTTCTTTTAAAAAAGATTTGATTAACTGAATCGAACGTTTGCGTTTGTGATAGCAACGTTAGCCAAGTAATCAGCAGCATTACCAAGAGATGATGCTGTGTTGGTTAGTTCAACATAACCATAACGTGTCATGAATGACACGACTGGCTCGAATGTTGATGGATCTAACACAACGCCACTGCTCATCAATGGAATGTATGGGCAGTAGAATGCTGGTGCATCAGATTCGCTAGAACCTTTGTAACCAATCAATACGCCTGTGCTGTCGCTAGCATAACTGTCAACATAAACACGCATTGCACTGTTCAATGTACCAACAAACTTGGTGTTTGTAGGTGCTTCGAAAGTACCTTCAGTAGTACGAGCAAACGCACTAGTTGTAGCACTTTGAAGAATTGTCAATGCCATTGGGCTAACCACTGCGTAGTTACCAGCACCACGACGTGTACGCTGAGCGATCAAGTTAGCAGCACGGTTGATTTGAACTGCCAATGCGGCATGCTCATCACCAACGAATGTTGCTGTACCAGAAACTGCAGCCTGGTTGTATGTTTCAACGGCTGTGCCTGCTAATGAACGTAGAGATCCTAAGATTTCTTGATCAATTTCAGCAGTGATTTCTTGTGCCAAAGCAGCCATGATTTCTGCTTCGATGTCAATGCCTTGTTGGGCTTGTGCATCTTGCGCAGCTTCAAATGTCCAACGAGCACTTAGTTTACGGGTTTTAGCCTCAACTACTTGCTTTAGGATCTGGATGCTCATACGCTTACCAGCAGCACCTTCTAAAGTAGCGGTGCTACCTGCTCGGGGTGTTGCTGCTGTCTCGTTACCAGAATAACTAGCAGCAATTTTGAATGGGCTTAGAGCCTCTTCACCTGCTAGAACACCAGCGCCTGCTGATGTATCTGAATAACGCACACGTAGAGTGTGAATTTGTCCAACTGGACCTGTCATTGGCTGAACACCAACCAACTCGTTAGCGATAACGGTTGGCATGACACGACGAATAACTGGCAATATCACACGGTTTAGTGTTGCGACATTACCGGCAGAGGTAGCACCTGCGGATGCTGACTCAGCCAAATACTTGCGAGTATTTTCTAGAGTTACAGACATCGAACTTCTACGGGTACCGTTTAGGCCTTCTAATAGAGCCTCTTTGGTCTCTTGCCAACGACCATTTAGTAGATCTGACATTTAGTTTTTCTCCTTAAACTTTATAATCCAGCAAGACGTCTAATACTTCTGATATTAGAATCGTACTCGCCACTAACTTGAGTACTGGAAACCTTATTTCCAGTAATTTCTTTTGCCTCTACTAGTGCCTGTTTTTGTTTTGGTTTTGTTTCGCCGGCAATTACCGCTGGTAGATATTTTTCAAAACTATTTTGTAATTTTGGTGTTTGCACACTTTCTAACAGCTCAGACATAATGTTTTTCTGATCCTTGCTCAGTGGAGCAAAAAGTTCAGCCATTGTGGTCTGTCTTTGCATAGCATCTTGTAAACGGTTGACTTCTGACTCTTTACTTTCTAAAATCTTTTGTGTCGCTATTACCGCAGTTTTTGCTTCAGTAATGGCTAGATCTTTCAGGTCTATGACCTTGAGTAATTTTGAAGTTTCAGATTTCTCGTTTAGGTAACTTGCTTGGTATTCAGAAGCAAAAGCTTCGAATAATTTACGTCCAAAGTCGTTGCGACGAGCACTCTCAATATCTTCTTTGAGTTGGGTAATTTCTTTAGATAGGTTGTTACCGATCATAGACTCTACCATGCTTGCTGCACGTTTTACAAATTTCTGTTTTAATGCAGAAATCTGTTCTCTACCTTCTTTGACTAATTTGACCTTGGCTTCAGCCAGGTCTTGCTTGTCTTGATAAAACTCTGCAATTTCTTCAGATAGAGCATCTATAATGAATTGTTCAAGTTTTTGGAATTTATCTGCTGACTGTTTCTGATCTTCGTGTAGTTCTGAAATTTCTTTAGCCAGTTGATGAACCATAAATTCTTTCATCTTCTTGCCATCGTCTTTCATCTTCTTAGCATACTTGGCTTTTGCTTCTGCCAATTGTGCCTTGTCTTCCTTAAACTCTTGAATTTCAACAGCTAAGTGTTCACTGATCATTTTGTCCATGGCTTCTACCATGACTTGTTTGTCATGATCGTAGCGTTGAGCAAATTCTTCGCGTAATTGTTGTGTAACTTCTTGACGGTTTTCAACAACTCTGCGATCCCATGCTTGTTCAATTTCTGCTCTCATCTCCTCAGAAATCACATTGTTTTCAAACAAAGTTTTTAACGAATCCAACATGTATTCCTCCTATTATTGGAGACCGCCTATTATTCTTAATAGGCTTTCCTTGAGATACTTCTGCGCTTTCGGGTCGCCCTGCACCTCCTTCGCTATACGAAGGCTACTTAAACCGCCACGAGTGTTCATGAGATTTTCGTAAATTGGTGTAGGATACGCACCGGGAGCACTTGGTTGAGCAACTATATCCACCGTAATGATTTCAAAGTCGCTGACGTGACCAGACCCGTCATCTCGGACGTTTCCGGAACCTCTGCTACTTACACCTAATTTAACGCCGGCTTCTAACATAGTTTTGACCAGCATGCCCATAGGGGTAGGTAATATTTTCATTTTGCCATAACCATTTGGACCGTCCATCCACATTGAGGTAATCATGTGGCTGACACGGTCTAGGTTAATTTTTAGATCGTCTGGATGATCTACTTCACCGCATACAGAATAACCATTGGCAATCTGATCGTTTAGAGTCTTAACAGCCCTGCCAATCTCGTCCACAGGATATACCCTTTGGTTAGCGTTTTTAATGCCGCCCTGTATGCAAATACCTTTCATGTACAAACTTTTACCGCCAGTCTCGTTGTCAGTTGATTCAACAACGATACCGGCTTGTGTAAACGAAAGGTTTTCACGAAGTAATAACATTATCTAGATCCAATTATACTTTTCTTATTGGTAGCAGTGTCGCCACTGCCTTTCTTTTCTGCTCCGTGACCTGCTGGCACACCCTTAAGATGCTTCACACCAGCTTTGCCGCCTGGAACATTTATGTTGCCAAGATTTTCAGTCTTGGCGTTTGCATGACCTGGTAGGCTGGTTTTGTTACCGCCGCCTTCACCGCCCTTGGCAATGTTAGCAGTTGTGCCGCCCATGTCATTCTTCTTGGCTAAGATACTTTTTGTATTGGCGCCGCCTGCTTCGCTTGTGCTAGCAACTTTGCCGCCTTTGTAGGCTTCGCCTACTTTTTCTACATACTCACGCATCATTTGCTCATCTTCAAATGCATACTGTTCTTTGGACATTATATCATCTTCATCATCCATTTCTGCATTATCTTCTTTACTGCCATCAAATGCTGCAATAGCGTTTTCTAATTCAGCAACCAATGCATCTAAGTCATCAACTGCTGCACCAATGTCAGCAACTACTTCCTGTGGGCTACCTGTATCACCAGTGACATCATCGATGAAATCATCGCTTTTGTCCATTGATGACATTTTGTCGCCATCCATTGGCATTTCGTCGTCTTCGGCTTCCATAGACATGTCAAAACCTTCTTCAGTTTCTTCGTCCATGCCTTCTTCCATGTCTTCATCTGCCATAGATTCTTCCATGTCTTCATCTGCCATAGATTCTTCCATGTCATTATCTTCTCTAGTTTCTTCAACGTCTTCGTCAAATTCTTCAGCAAGAAGATTTTCATAAATCTCACGTGATTTTTCTACCACGATTTGGTGGAATAATTCCTTTGCTCTGGCTTGGTCGTCATTGACCAAAGACTCAAGCATCTGTTCAAATTTGTTTCGATCAGTCATTGTTTTGTCTCCTATGGTTACAAGGCTGTTGATATATTTACTTTTAATTGTAATAAATGGGGTGAAATGGCCTTAAAATGCTAGTTTTTAGGCCAAGTCTTGGATATTTGTTTAAATTCTGTGTAGTTTAAATTTTTAAAGTTTGAGAAGTGCCAATTTGTGTCAAAATATTTATCACCAACTAGTCGATAATATTTTATATGCTTGTTGTCTCGAATAACTTTTTCTGTTTGTCGCATCCAGTTACCATAGTAAGTGGCCACGTCACTAGATAGTTTGTAATTTTTTGTGTTGGCATAGACATTGTTTAGTTTGCCATTTTCACCTTCATAGTCAAACCCCAAAATATATATTTCGTCTACACCTGATCGAGAAGCCATATCCAATGCTGTTGGTCCGCTACTCCATCCTAGACTGGGAATAAAATAGTTGAATCCCCTAAATGCTTTGTATCTAGCATTGCCATTGGTCCACACTGAATGCTGGTGTTGATAACCGACACTGTTTAGTTCCATAACCATTTTGGGATCTACTGCAATTAAAAAATCTGGATCAAATTCTCTATATAAAGCATTGCATCCGTATATTTTTCCGTATGCTTTTAGATCTGGGGGCTGTATTGCAAGACGGCTTTTGCCGTTGCCTAGCACAAAACAACGCATATTAATCTCCTTGTATTAATTTATCAAAGAGATTTTATTGTGGTGCCGGAGGTGGCGCACCGTACATTATTTTTACAAATTGCAATTCTTGTTCTTGTTCTAAGATGTGTGCTTCACTAGTTTTTCTCAATTGATTAATTTGACCCAATGTTAATCTAGTTTTTCTAGTGTCGTTTTTAGATATTGCGGTTTTGTCTTGGCGAGGTTCGTATCTCATGTCATTGGACAGAGATTTTTTGTCATTGTCAACGTAAAACAGTTCTCTTAGAATCATATGATATTTATGCTGTTGGCGGAGTTGCGGGGGTTACTGGTAACGGTTCAGTTCCAGGTTCTGGTATTGCATCAGATTGTTCGGGTGTACCTTCAGTATCAGTAGCAGCATCAACATCAGCAGCAATATTTCCTTGACTTAGGCCAATAGATCTTAGTTCTCCACTGCTGTCTGTGGGTATTGGATCACTCTTGCCTTGTTCTTCGCTCCACAACAATTCATTTTCTGCCATCTCTTCTTCACTCAGTCCTAAGAAACGTTTTAGTGCAAATCGTTTGCTGATGAACGGTACTGCTTGAATAGTATTAAATGTATTGATACGCTGGCCATCTACTTCACTTTGACGATATGCTGCAAAGTTCATTGGAGGTTGTAGTTTCAATTCAAACAAACTGGAATCAATATTGACTCCTCTGTTGTGTAGATATAATTTAAATTCTTCGTCAAATATACTGGCTGCTAAACTCTGTAGTCTTTCACAATATTTGTTAAATCTAAATTCTTGAATATACGCTGTGCCCACACGGCCATCGTTGTACTGCGCTTGACTGTCGTCTGCGCCTGTGGGCAAATAACTACTGGGAATTCTTAAACCACGGAACAACTTGTTTGTAAAGAATTTTAAGTCGTCAATCTCACCAAGATTCGTTCCTCCTGGTAAAGTTTCAACTTTACTTCCACGTCCTTCAGCAGTTTGTGGAAAGAAGTAATCTTCGTTAATACTCAGCGGATTGTATGCTGAATCAATAACGTTAGTACCACCGCCAGTGCTACTGGGAATCCTACGTTGATGTATTTCATTTTTAACACGCTCAACAAATCCCATAGCCAAGTGACTGGGCATATTGCCTACGTCAACATAGAACACTCGGCGTTCTGGCGCACGTTGTACACGATAGATAATGATAGCATCTTCTAATAACTCTTTTTGTTTGAATACTTTGAATACTTGTTCTAACAAACTGTTGCCAAACGGATAGTTGTTGTCTAGTCCTTCACTGAGGCTGAGATGAATCACATGTTCAGCATTTACTGCTTCTTCCATCTGTGTTAATTCAAATCTAGATCCAGTTGAAACATTGTATGCACCACCAGGGCCTGCACTGCCGTTACTGCCGCCGGCAGCATAGGTAGTTCCTCTATTTTGTGTATTAGTAGTGTTGGGATGTATCATCGTCACTGCAAGATCTTTTAAATTGATATTGAGGTCTTTGATTACATATTGTTCAGGCATTTTGCCTTCACTTTCGTTTACTATGATCTTGGTAATTTTACCAGCATCTATATACATCCACTTTTGATTTTCTGGATCACGTACAAAAAATGCATCGCCGTATTTGAAAAGATTACGAATAGTTCTAAAAATTCGTGTGTCAAATTCTTGCAACTTTGACCATTGCTGTAGATATTCTCTTAGAATACGTATTTCTGTATTGGTTGCTTTGTTTTTAAAAAATAAATTAAACGGTGTATTGTTTTCTTTGTTCTTCTGTGTGCAAAATTCTGCTAAAATATCCAACGCTGCATTTACTTCTGGATCCATATCCATTGTGTCATACTGCAGATATCGTTCGACTCTGTTGGGGCTACCTGTATAGACATCCGGCAAAAAACTACTGTAGTTTGTTCTAGCAGGTCCTGGTCTGCTGGAGTTCTGGCTGCTCATAGGACTCCACGTGCCGTCAGTTAACGCACCAGTATTAACAGGGGTAAAATATTTTTTCCACGACATAGTTATGCTCTCATATTAAGATTGCCATTCAACGATTTGGTTGCTGACACTGCTTTTTCCATTAAATTTGGCAACTTGGACATTTCACCAGACAGTTTGCCTACTTGCATATTTAACGTATCTAGGCTGGCCACTACATCAGATAAGGTTGTTTCTTTGCCGGCACCTGCGGTAGTTTTTGGTTTGGCATCAGTTGCAGTTGCAGTTGCGGTTTTAGCAGTCTGCGCCTGTTGTTTGGCCTCTGCATCTTTTTTCTCAGCATCTTTCACTGCTGAATTCTTAGCAGCATCAACACCGGCAGTAGCACTGGCAGGTCCTGCCATTGGACCCATAAATCTATCCAGCATGCTGGCAAATGGATCTCGTCCTGTGGTAGTCTGAGTTTTATTTTTTGCAATAGCACCTGCTAGATCACCAAACTCAGTGTCACGAGGTGTCTGATTAGCGCCATACAATGCCAAATCTTCAGGAGACTCTTCAGTAATTTCCGGTTGATTAGCACCATACAATGCTAAGTCTTCATCAGACTCTGTTACTATTTCGCCTTGGTTGCTGACATGATCTAACAGTTTAGACTGTTTGTCTTGAATGGCAATCTCAGTGTCAGCCATTTCTTCTTTGAGATCTTGCAGTTCTTGTTCTTTTATTGCAATATCAGCAGTGGCATTTAAAATGTTTTGATTTCGTTCAGCAATACGATTTTGCAAAGATAGATTTATACTTTCTTCATCGGCTATTTGCGCTTGTAGTTCTTGAATTTCTGCTGCTGATTCTGAATTGTCAATTCTATTGCGCAGCATAGCCAATTCTTCGTTAGACTCTGCAAGATCTTTTTCTTCATACCGTTGATTATTTTCGTAGATATCTTTTTGTGCTTGTAATTTATCTAGGCTAGTCTGAACACTGGCTTGTCGTATTGATTGCACTTGCTTTTCGTCAGCCAGAGTAGATAATTCGTGTCCAATTTGTTGTAGTTCAGAATCAGAAAACTCTTTTTTAGTTGCCAACATTGACTGTGTCTGTTCTGCAATATTATTAGTCTGCTGAATAGTTTCTTCTCGTATGCTGGCTTCTGCAGCGACAGATTGTTGTTGAGCATCGGCCAACTCTTTTTCAGCAGTTAATAAATTTTTAGTGTCTTCAATCACTTGAGATTTTGCACCATCTAACTTGGTTCGCTGAGTTGTCAACTCATTTTCTAATCGACGTTTTGTTCTTTCACTGTCAGTAGCAGCCAGTTCTTGTTCTTTGGCTGCAATATCTTTTTCTAAGAAAGAAACAAATTTTTCAGACGAGTCTTTGTAAATTTTAGCAGATTCAACACTGGCTTCTGCTTGTTGTTTCTTTGATGCCAATGCCTGTTCTTGTGCAAGTTTTTCAACAGATGCTGATTGTGTCAATTGTGAACCTGTTGCGGGCATATCGGCAAAAGATTTTTCAAAAGGTTTTGATAATTCTTTTATGTCTGGACCTTTGACTGTGCTGGCGCCGCCGCCAGTAACTGAACTAATCTCAGTAGTAAATTTTTTACTCAGTTGAGTCAAATCAAGATTGCCCATCATCTTGCTAATATCATTTGTGGCCTTGCTTAAATCTGCCTGAGACATTTCTCTAGTCTTACCGTTTTCAGTTATTGTGCCTTTAAGTGCCGAAGCATCAAACTTAGGCATTTCAAACTTAGGCATTTCAAACTTAGGCATTTCAAACTTGGGCATGCCTGCTGACAGTTTGCTAAGATCTAAATTCTTTGACAAGTTATTAAATGCAGTGGCAGCACCTTTGTCCATCATGCCTTTGGCTAGATTCATTTGTTGTTCGCCGTTCAGTACAACTTCACCGGGTTTGGTAATTTCTAGTATTGATCCAACATTTTCAAACATTTTTCCAGCACCGTAGGTTCCCTCTGAGCGCTCTTCTGGCCTTCCTGGTCTACGGTTAGCATCGGGGTTATTAGGATCTTTTCCTGGAATTAGACTGCCTGGGTTATTAAATGCTTCTTTAATTCCAGTGTAGCCTTTTTCTACACCACCCGCCATACGTTCTCTACTGAATCCTGGCGCTTTCAAAAACTTTGTAAATTCAATCATGCCTGTCGCAATTTCGCCGTTCAATCTGTTGACAAACTGATCTTGAACCGCAGCAGTGGCATTCTGCATGACTTTTTCAAACTGTACCACTGCTTGGGTTGTGGCTTTGCCAGCATCTGCTTCACCTGGCTTTGCCAGTGTTCTTGCATCGTCTTGTTGTTGTTTAGCCTGTGCATTTAGTATTTGATTAGCTTTACGGCGATCTGCTTCCAAACTTAGATTCAAGTTGTTTGCTGTAGCCACTTTGTCCATACCTGCGGCTATAGTAGTTGTCTGGTCTGCTAATTGCCTAAAGCCTTTGGTATTCATTCCAGCCGCCGCTGTAAAATCATCGCTAAGGATTTGAGATTTGATCGCTTCTTCTGCACGTTTCACTGCTGCTTCTGCAGCAATTTTTTGTTCTTCTGTTTTTGCCGACTTGACCATTTGTATGGCATTTTGCAATTCGGTACCCGCTGGTCCCAATCCCGCCAATGTATCCTGTGTCTCTTTAGTGGCTGTGCCAAATGCTAGAAAATCTTTCATTAGATTTTGAACGCCTGGACCAAATTGTTGCATACTGGTCATGGCTTTCGTCATGCCTTCGACGGCAAATGTATTGCCTTGACGTTGGAGCATACGTAAGTTGGCTTGATACTGGCCGTCTTTTTCTAATAGTGCCATTTCTGCCTGTTGTGTTTCTCTACTTTTGCCAGTTAATTTGGCAATTTTATCCATCTCCGTAGCCATTGATGCAGCCGATGCAATGGCATCTTCTCTACTTTTGGTATCTTCCATGTTTTGAAATCGTCTTGACGCCAGTTCAATGGCCAGTGTGCCATTGATTTCTTCTGATGTCATTCCTAAATTTCTTAACTGATCACTAACAGATCCAAATGAATCTCCTTGTTTAGCCTGTTGATCAAAGAATGCCTGACTGAACTCATTGAATCTTGCAACACCTTGAGTAACAGATCCGCCCATAGCATTGAGAATACTGGTATTTTTGTTTAAAAATTTGCCGTATTCTTCTAAACTCATATTGGTTTGTGCAATACTACTGCGCATAGCAATAGCATCGCCGTTGAATCCAGCACCAAATTTACCAAAATTTCGCATGGCATCAACTGACTGTTGTGCATATTGACCCATGTAAGACAATGCATCGCCTGCAATTTTACTTTTGTCGCCTATTCTGCCAATTAATTGTCCAACACCACCTACAGTATCGCCGAACTTAACGCCGCCCTCTATGACTCCTCTCAGTGCGCCGCCGGCAATGTTAGCACCTTCGCTTAGGTTTTTTAGAAAATCTTTTCCGCCTCCAGGACCCAAATTTACTGGCGCCGCGGCAGGAGCACTACGAGCTACTTGTCTAAGTGCGTCTACTAAATCATCTTTGGTCAATGCCGTCATAATTTCTATCCTAAAAACTACGTATATAAATACCTATGTTATATTTATACGGAGTTAATATGAGCCAAAATCCATTGCAAAAATATTTTAGACAACCCAAACTGTATGTGTCATTGCCCAGTAAAGGTTTGTATACTGCACCAGATGTTGTTGAAGGAGATCCTACACAGATCCCAGTGTATTCTATGACCGGCATGGATGAAATTCTGTTGAAAACTCCCGATGCATTGTTCAACGGTGAATCCACAGTGAAAGTTATTCAAAGTTGTTGTGCTACCATTACCGATGGCTGGCAAATAAATGCTGTTGATTTAGACCATCTATTGATTGCTATCAGGATTGCCACATATGGCAACATGATGACTATTGAACATACCTGTGGCAATTGCAGTACCGAAAATGAATATGAGATTGATCTAGGCTTGTTAAATGATCATTTCAATCATGTAGAGTTTCATGACACTGTGGATCTTGGTGATGTCAAAGTAAAAATTAGACCTTTAACCTATAAAGAGATGACCACTTTTAATTTAGAAAACTACACACTGCAAAAAATGTTGATCCAGTCTGCACAAAATTTTGACAACCCTGAAAATCAAAAAACTGTCAACGATTTGTACACCAAAATAGCCGCACTGCAAACTGAAGTGTTTATTCAAAGTATCGACAGTGTAGAAATTCCCGATGCTGTGGTCAATCAACAGGCTTATATCAAAGAATGGATTACCAACAGTGAATCAGAATTGTTTGAAAAAATTAAAGATTGTATAGAAAACAATAGAAAAAATTGGAAACTGCCCGCAGTAAAATCTCAATGTAGTAACTGCGGCACTGCCGCTGACTTGGAAATCACCATGGATCAAGCAAGTTTTTTCGTAAGAAAATGACGACTATGTCGAACTCTGACATAGGCAAATATGTTGAGCGACTAGAATCTACTGTCAAGGGTATCAAAGAAGAAATTTTTAAAATCAGTTGGTATATGCGTGGGGGTGTATCCGCACAAGAACTGTTTCACATATATTCTTACGAAGACAGGATGTTGTTAAGTTCTTTAATCAAAGACAACATTGAAACTATACAAAAAACCAAGTTGCCGCTTTAGTCTAGACCAAACTGCTTGATCAATCTATCGGCAGTTCCAGGAACCCCAAAATCAATGTCGTTATCTTCTGGTTTAGCAACTGGTGGTTTGGTCTGCCCAGAAGTGGTACCTGCGGTGGATCCTGTGCTAGCAATACGTTGTTTGTCTAATTCACCGTTGACCATTTCATAACCAGTGACTCGAAATAATTGATACCAAAAATTATCACTGTATTCTTCATATGGTGTGTATTCATAAATAAGTCGCAACGCTGCTCTAGCAAGATCCTCAACTATAGGTTGTTTCATTAACACTGATTGAACTAGCAAAGTCAATGCAGGTTTGTCTAGTGCGGCAATCCAAGAACCCCCGGGTATTTTTCCATACACCCATGTCAGTATTTTATCTATTGGAAATTTTGCAGCAACTAATCTTGCTGCGCCTAGACCTAAAAATATTGTAACAAACTTGGCAATAGTTAAATCTGTAATGTCCTTGATTTGCCACTCAGCATATTCTTTGCTAAATTCTCCATTAACGTATCCTGCATGAATGGCATCTACTTCACTGCGCCATTCTAAGATAGGTACAGCCAAGTTGGCACCAAGACCCAACAGTGTTGATCCTACCCAAGATTTCTCCCAAAATGCGGCAGTACGTTTGCTTGCGGCTGCAACACCGGGTCCCCAGATTTTGCTTTTTCTAATGTAGTCAGCGTAACTTGAATAGTATCGACGTTGTCCGTCTACCATAGTGTAAATTTTACCGTTAGGTGCTCTCTTAATAGGACTGATTTTGTCCTTGGCACCTTTGATCAGCGGCGCTTCTCCGCCAGCACCTTGACGTTGTTTAGCGGCTATCTTAGCATCTCTTTGAGATTTAGTCATGTAAAATCGTGACTTGTGTTGAATAGCACCTTTAGCCGATCTAAAGATCTTGGGATCTAAAACACCATTAGGTTTCATTACCTGATATTTCATGAATCCAGTTTTAATCACATTAGCCAGTGCTTCTTGCAATGTCGTGGTTTCTGATAAAATTTCATAGACTTTCATGTACATATTTATATGAGACGAACTAAGTTCGTCTGTGTTTTCGCTAACGCTCAACACATTATTCTTAGAACAATAACTACGAAGTAGTTTAAATTCATGTAGATTGTTTCAGTCAGACGGAACCGTTTTGCACGGTTCCATCTTTTTGTCTTCATGTGAGTTGTCACAGCCGAGAGGTTGGAAATAGGTGTTTTACCGTAATGCTAATGGGCTCTGATCTTTCCCAACCTACATCGACTCGCTTATTACAGCGTCTTAAACCTCGTTCCTAGTGTTTAAGTTTTTATAGCACGGTTTTTCGTATGCTAACATTCATACTATATCAATGCGTTGGGCGTATGGTTCGAACCCTTAGACTCTCTTGCAATTTTTCAGCATAGTGGATTACCTCCACGGGAGTGCATCAATATGTTACGTGTCCGGTTATTCCCCGGTTTTTCCACAGCGGTATTACAAACTGGCCCGCCAACCTTGGGTGTTAGATTAAATGAGCCTAAGATTTTAATATATGTGAGCCATGTACACGAACTTGTATGTGTCCGTTGTAATACTCGTCTGATTCTAATACTTTACGGGAGAATTGTTCTCTGGCCTCGATGTAAGAGCATTGCGCCTTTGAGTTGCAGTAATATAAGATTTCTCTTGTGAAATTTTCTTTGCCTAATTCGTCTATGTCTTTTTGAAGATTAGGACTACTTCCGTAATAGTCACGCCAGTCGCTGTCGACTTTGCTTCTAATCTTCTTTTTCTTCTTGGTACCGTTCTTTAGTTTTACAGTTTTAACCGTAGTCTTAGAGAATTTTGCAAGTTTTTTGCCTATATATTTTCTGCCAGAGATGACATTGGTTATAAGATATACAAATCCGATACACTCTTCGGGAAGTGTTTCGATAATTTCATTCTGATAAGTCCATGACATTAACTAGTTAGTGTCTTTATCTTCAGACTGCTCTGCCTTTTGAATTGCCTTAAATTTATCTTTTTCATGCCGCCAATCTTGTATTTCTACACGACGTTGACTGCATATTCTTCTTATCTCACTGAGCCAGTAACGAGTATCCATAGCACTTCTTTTGGTTCCCCTAGTGACCCAAATTTGATTATACTTAAAGTATTGTTGAAATGCTCGATATAACTCGTCGTGACTGTCTGTCATTCTACTATTTCAATGTCATTGCTGTATGAAGTGTATCCGTTTTCTTTGATAACTTTGAGAACATTAGTAACACGACCTATCAATTCGTCCTTGTGGCTGATTAGATAGATATTTTTGTTGCGCTCTCGAGCCATCTTTTTCAAAACACTCAATGCACTTTCAACACCTGCAGAATCTAAACCATTGTCGATTAATTCGTCAATGAACAACAAGTTGATATTTTGATATAGACTTTCCCATACATCACGGAAACTCCATGACAATCCTAAAATTAAACGATTGCGTTCGCCTCTACTTAGGTTGTCAAAATCTAAATCTTGACCCAACTGTGTAATTTCTACACTGAGATCGTTTTGAAAATTAACTTGATGCGGTAATCCCATCTTGTCAAGATAATAAGTTAACCGATTGTTTAGATAGGCAAGATTTTGATCAATGATCTTCTTACGAATAAAACTGTCTTTGCTGGTTAATAACTTTAAAAGAAACTCTTGATGATCTTTCAATGTGGTAATGGCATTGATATTATCCCAATTGATCTCTTGAATAGCAGTATGTTTCAAATCATCAATTTGTTCTTGATAAGGATCTACTTCAACTTGTCTACTAGACAGTGCTGATTCTAAACTTGCAAGATTATTTTGATGTTTCAATGCCGCTTCTAACGAATCATAGTATATTTTAGGTCTACCATTGATATCACCAATAGTCTCTAACTCTAAAACAACGGCAGCATAATCGTTGCTGACTTTATCAAGATAAGTTTGTGCATCGATCAAGTTCTTTTCAGCACCAGCAGTCATTTCTTCATGCTTGTGCGTGTGCAGTTCTTGTTCACATGCCGGGCATGTCTTATTCTTTAACTGTTCAACTTCTTTAGAATATTTGTTTACAGACTTATCTGCTTGAACTACTGCTGTTTCTAATGTGGCTTTTTCTTTGTTAAGACTCTTAATCTTAGCACTCTGCTCATCATAAACTTTAAGTTTAGCATGTTGTTCTAATTCTTTTTCAATGTCTACACTCTGCAGTTCGGCAATACTCTGTATAATTTTTGCACAATCGTCTTTCTGTTGACTATACCATGCTTTTTGTCTGGTTTCTAAACCAGTAATGCTGATCTGAATTTTTTCATTTGATTTTTTAGCAGCCTCGATATCAGCATTTTCTTGATAGATACTGTCTTTACTAATGCGTATTTGTTCTTTAAGAGATTCTGCTTTCTCACTGAGTAGAGTAATGCCTAACAGTTGTTCGATAATTTCTCTCTGCTCGTTGGTTTTCATCGACAGAAACGGTTCGGTATATGTGTTTAAAGCCAGTATATGTCGAAACATGGTATGACTCATACCCAACAATTCGTCTAGATCTTTCTGAGTTTCTCGCATGTCGCCTTGACTGTCGTCAGATGATTCAGATGCCTGCTCTTGATTATTAACAAAAAATTTCATAACGTTGGGTTTACGCCCACGCTCTACACGATAATCAACACCGTCTTTGTTAAATGTCAACGTGACCAACATGTTTTTGTTGTTGATTTTGTTGATTAAATTATCTTTTTTGATATTAGTTAGTGCCTGACCATACAATGCAAAACTTAATGCATTTACAATGGTAGTTTTACCAGTTCCATTGCGACTGCCGCTGTCGTCGCCGCCTTGATCTAAGTTTTCACCTAGTACCAATGTCAGTTGTTCTCGATCAAAGTTTACAGCCTGAGTCTGATTACCCACACTCATGAAATTTTTTACAGTTAGATCTTTTATACGAATCATAAATTATTATATACACTCAATAGTACTTTGGTATCAAAAGTATCACTTTCTATGTTTATCAATTGTTTACTAACAATTTGATCAACACTTTCAAAACTTTGAACATCAATGCTAGTGTTCATCTCAACTTCTTTCTTTTCTGGAATAAGTGTAAGTTCTCTAATGTCGTAATCATTAACAAATTTTTCTTTGATAAAACTGGCTTCTTCGTAACTGATATCAATATCTAATGTAACTCGAAGATGCATCTTACTGCTTAACAAATTGTCTGCTTGATCAATAAGTTGACTTAGTTTGATAGTTCTAAATTTAGGACAGTCAGGCCAATTGATATATTCTGGTTGTCCACCCCACTCTAATATCATCATACCACGTTCGTCGTCCCATGCATCTGCATAGTTGTGAGGAAATGCATTGCCAATATAGATCATATTACGTTGTTGTTGACGTTTATGAAAATGTCCACTGAACCCTAATTCATAACCTTTGAAACTTTCAAGATTTATTTCTCCATGATCCGGCATCTGCACCATGGCGTTCATAAAGAAACTGGGCAATTCAAAATGTCCAAAGATATACTTGCCACCCTTCTTGCCAATATGTCGCCATTCTTCTCCAACAAGCCAAGGACACAGTGTAACATCGCCTTGAGTCATAGGTTTATGCACCACAGTGATGCCAGGAATATATTTGCCAAATTCTACAGAGTGGATATCACGCTTATCTTTATAGTAAAGATCATGATTACCAGGAAAGAAATAAAACTGATCAAAAGCCTGTCCGAGTTTTTCCAGTGCTCGAAGGGAGTAGTCCATAGTTGTAATATTAAGACTATTGCGGTTGTGATGCCAATCGCCCATAAAAATACCTGTGTCACATCCTTGCTCCTTGGCTTTTTGTATATACCAATCAACAAAGTCCTCACAATCTTGATTGTGGACTGATGAATTGCTTTTAAGACCAAAATGTATGTCTGTAAAACACGCTACTTTTTTAAAAAGATTGCTCAATGTAAATTCCTTTTTGCTATTATACAACAATGACCAACAGAGATCAATCGGTTGTTTCGTCAAATCGTTTGATAGCAGCAGCGTGTTCACCGGCCCCAGTTCTTGAATAACTAGGATTCATTCCGTTTATTTCTAAAATATCATCACGAATACTTTGATTACGTTTTTCAATATTAATAACTCGAACAAAACTGTTAGTTACGGCAGCAGTGTAATAGGCAAACGGATTGTTTGATTTTGATTCGTCAAACTGTAGGCCGATCTGCGTCAATTGCAAAATAGCCTGTCCACGCATTTCATCGTTGTAAGTATAACCACGCACATTGCCGCGAGTGGCATAACGTTCACACAGTTTCAAAAACATACGTGCCAATGTGGGTGTAATTTGTCCGTGATCTTTATTAAAATGCCCAGTGTCTAATGCGCCTTGCCAATGACTTTTGCCCACACATATTAATTGATCATTTTCATCGAATTTCCAATGCTGGAACGCCGGAAAATTTACTCGATCTCTTTTATCTGCTTCACTCTTTGGATTGCGTTTTCTAGTAGAATTTGCAGGAATATGCTCATAGGTCATGATTCTAAAAATTACATCAGTCTTTGCTATTTTTTTATAATCGACTTCTGTGTCTACTTGTTTGACTTTTTCACCGGCTGCTTTACGTCGATGATATTCAGCATCCCCTAATCGTTTTGCTTTAGCACGTTTAGCCTCTGCAACAGTACGAATATTGATCTTTTCTACAGTTGGTAAAATAATATCGTATTGATGAAATTCTGGTTGTGTATAAGAACTAAATGAATTTTTACTGCGATGTATCTCTTCTAAAATGTCTTTATTGTTCAAATAATTTATTTTCATTATATCTTTCCTTATGCTATTTTAAACTATACAGTTAATTTTGTCAACTAAATATGATGATATTGGGAGTACACATGGCATCTATTTTTGACAGTAACAGATTCGGATCCGGCGCTGCCACACTGGCAACCGCGGCTAGATCTATTGGATCTATTTCGGGCCTAGCCACAGGCAATCTTGGAGCCATTGGCGGCGCAGCCAACAGACTCAGCGGCGCTCTTAATAATTTAGCAGCAGTAGGCGGCATCATTAGTTCAATTAGAAGTATCAATCTTCCATCTAAAGGTGAGCCTACTGGTAAAATAAACAATGCTGCTGCTACGTTTAGTGATACGGACTGGCGTGTGCGATTAAGTATTCCTAGTATAGACAGTTTCACCAGTAGTCCGATACTGGCACCGTTACGAGCCGCAGGCGGCGCAGTGTTCCCGTATACACCTACTATAAGAATCAGTAACAGTGCAAATTATGATGCGACCAAACCAATACATCAAAATTTTGCATTTCAAAGTTATGTAAACAGTCAAGCAGACTCAATTAACATCACTGCACCTTTCTATTGTGAAGACAGTGTGCAAGCAGCATATTGGGTATCTATGGTGCATTTTTTAAGATCAGTGACTAAGATGTTCAGCGGCCAAGATGCATTAGCAGGTAACCCGCCCCCAATTTTATATTTCAGTGCCTATGGTGATTTTGTTTTTAAAAATATACCAGTAGTGGTTACCAATGTCAGTGTGGATCTTGATGCTGCCAGCGATTATATTGCCACAGACATGTCAGAAGCAGCCAACGTGGACACATTTGGTGCAGCATTTGGATTAGCTGACGCTACAGTGGGCATACTGGGAGCAATAAATCCAAGAGCCGGAGCAGCATTAAGCAAAGCAAACAATGTTATACAAGGGATTTCGGGCGTAGCCAACAGTTTTGCTCGTCAATTGGCCAATGCTGGTGGTGGCACAAGCGGCAGCAAAACGTATGTACCTACAAAAAGTTCAATGTCAATTTCATTGCAACCAATATACAGTAGAGACAGTGCTAGAACATTTAGTCTACAAAAATTCGTCAACGGTGACTATGTTAAATCTAACGGAACAGGATATATCTAATGTCAGTTAACAGCATCTATACTAACACCAGTCCTTGGTTTTCTACTAGAATTGCCAAGGACTATCTTGACATATTAAAAATTAGACCAGTGTCTGCAGAACAAGATGATTATCTTTACACTATTGAACCTCAATATACCTACAGACCTGATCTGTTGTCGTTTGATCTGTATGGCACATCCAAACTTTGGTGGGTATTTGCACAACGAAATCTAGATATAATACAAGATCCTGTGTTTGATTTTATTGCAGGTACTCAGATTTTTATCCCTAAAAAATCTGGATTAGTTTCAACATTGGGAATTTGATATGTCTAATTTTGGTCTTGACAAATTAAGTGCAACCACCGCAACTAAGGCAGTCTCAACAGTATTAACCGGTGCTAGTATTGTACAAGGCGTTAATGCTGTAAAAAGTCTTGCAGGAGCAATAGCCAACCCAACTAGTATTGTTCCACAACTAGGTAATCAATTGGCCTCGGCAGCCGGACAATTGCTAGGTGGTGCTGGAGTATTGCGTGCCTTGGGAAATTTTGTTCCTGAGTTAAAAGTAAATCTTGGTAATATCAATGAAAATGCTGAAGGTGCAAAAACAAAAAACACAATTTCTCAAAAACCTCCATTTGCTAATATTCTAAGTAAATTTGCCAGTTACAATTATATTTTTACTATATCGTGTCTTGATAATCAAAGCATAAATTTTCCTGATTCTACATACCGCGCCGGAAGATTTAATCAGTTGGTGCTGGCCAGCGGCTCAATAAATCCAGAAAATCGAGTCAACACGGCATTCGGAAAATATGATTTTTTTATGGATGATTTAACCATACCACATACATGTTCATTCAGCAAAGACGCTGTCAATACCAACAATATGACATTTCGATTTAAAGTTATTGAACCTTACAGTATGGGATTATTTGCGCAGGCATTACAAGTTGCTGCTGAAGACGCAGGATATTCAACTTACTTAAGCAACACACCATTTTTATTAACCATTGACTTTGCTGGGCACACAGAAGATCAATTGGCTGCTTCGTTGCCTCTAGAAAGAAGATTATATCCTTTTACTTTTGCTACAATCAATGCCCGAGTTACTACCAAAGGCACAGAATATGAAATCGTAGCCAATCCTCATAATCAACAGGCATTTAACAGAGGTTTTCATGTAATTCAAAGTGATACGAACATCAGCGGAGAAACAGTTCAAGAAATGTTGCAAACTGGAGAAAAAAGTTTACAACGTGTGATTAATGATTATCTCATAGAACAAGCAAAAACTGACAATCGTGAACCAGATGAAATTGTGATATTATTCCCACAAGATCCGTCTTCACCCCTGCAATCAGCCGCTGAAGATATCAATGCTGCAACAAAAAATCCTAAAAACTCTGCTGGAAGCAACGACATCTACAGTAAATTAAAATTAAAAAGAAGCACTGGAGAATTAAACAAAACTCAGGTGCAAGAAACAGGTTCGGTTAACACTGTTGGATCAGCCAGCATGGGATTTACTTCGGCGAGGCAAGGCGACAGTCCGTTTGGCAAAGACAATGCTATCTACGATAAAGAAAAAGGTGTTTACGTAAGAGGAAATTTAGAAGTCAACGTGACCACTAGCGATTTTAAATTTTTACAAGGCACTGACATTACCAACGTAATCAATCAAGTGGTGTTAATGAGTGACTACGCTAAACAGGCTCTACGTGACGGGCAGGTTGATGATGCAGGTATGATACCGTGGTGGCGTATTGATCCGCAAGTATACGAAAAGAAAACCACAGCAAACTTAGGCAAAACCGGCAGACTTCCCAAATTGATAGTGTTCAGGGTAGTGGCATACAAGGTCAATTCGGCAATACTGTTACCTCCCGGTGCAGCACCAAAAGGTGCTAAGAAATTAAAAGAAGAAGCAATCAAAGTTTATGACTATATCTACACAGGTAAGAATACTGAAGTAATTGATTTCCAAATTAATCTTGATGCTACTTTTAGAAAAGCAGTAGCCCCTGACGGATTTAAATCATCTCAAGATACTAAAACTAAACAACAAACAGGACAAGATGCAACAGAAGTAGACAAAGAGCCCACATTTGACAGTGGTGCTAATAACATTGCCAATGCTACAACAAGACAAGTGTCATATACTGCTGATCAAAGTGGTACAGATAAAAAAGGTGGCGGCGGCCAAGAAGATATTTCCACACGAATAGCTAGAAATTTTATGGATGCACTGGTGTTGGGACAGGATCTAGTGAATACAGATTTGAAAATTCATGGAGATCCTTATTTTCTTGGTGATAGCGGAATTGGAAATTATACCAGTCCTGAAACAAATTATAGGATGATCAACAGTGACGGCAGTATGAATTATCAGAATACTGAAATCTATATAGTTGTTAATTTTAGAACACCTACAGACATTCAAGAAGGTACCAACGTTTACAAAAATTTACAATCTAGTTCTATGTTGGTACAAAGTTTCAGTGGGCTTTATAAGATAAAGTTTGTAGAAAGCAGGTTTTCTGGTGGCAAATTTACGCAGACATTAGAAATTATTAGACAAGTACATCAAGAATTGGTAGACAGAAATGCACCAGAAGTTGCGCTGGGTGTTAACCAAGATGCTGGTCCCCCAGTCGACACTTCGCTGCAATCTGATGATCCTGATTATGAACAGGCCATTGCTAATATTGAAGCAGACAGTGTTGGTTCGGAATCTACTATAAGCGACCAAGAAATAACAAATAACAATGCCGCACTAGGCGATTGGAACGGATAATGAGTAATGACGATAGACTAGCAGAAGGCGCTAAACCGGATTCTCGTCCTGGACCTTTTTTAGCCAGAGTGGTCAGTATCACTGATCCCTATTATATGGGCACATTGGAAGTGGAACTGTTACACGAGTCTGGCAATCAAAATGCTAGAGAAGGCCAAGTGCATCAGGTCAAATACCTAAGTCCGTTTGCTGGCAGTACCAGTGTGGCATATGTGGACGAAAACAACGAATACAACAGCACACAAAAATCATACGGCATGTGGATGGTGCCGCCCGATATTGGCAACACAGTTGTAGTAATCTTTATAGACGGGGATCCTAGAAGAGGATTTTGGATTGGGTGTGTGTTAGATCCTAATGTAAACTTTATGGTACCGGGGTATGCTGCTACATCATTTAATGTAGACGGCGATAAATCAAGAACTCCCGTTGCTGAATATAATAAAAAAGCAAACGATATCAGTGCTAAAGATACCACACGATTGTTGAAACCTTTTCATCCATTTTTGCAAGACAGATATCTTGAACAAGGCCTGTTAGAGGATGACATTAGAGGTATTACCACATCCAGTGCTAGAAGAGAAATTCCCAGTGCTGTGTTTGGCATATCGACTCCTGGCCCAATTGATAAAAAAGGTCCACGTGGAAAAGTTGGAAAATTTGAGCATGCTATTAACGAAGCATTTATCAGCAGAGTTGGCGGCTCAAGTTTTGTTATGGACGACGGTGATGATAAATTTCTTCGTAAGACATCACCGTCAGAAGGTCCTCCTGAATACGCAGCAGTTGAACAAGATGAAACTGACGGTGATGTTTATAGACCCCACAATGATTTATTAAGATTTAGAACACGTACAGGTCATCAAATACTGCTACACAATACAGAAGATTTAATTTATATTGGCAATGCTCGTGGCACCAGTTGGATTGAAATGACCAGTGATGGCAAAATAGATATCTATGCTGAAGATAGTGTAAGTTTGCACACTAAACAAGATTTAAATTTCTATGCCGATAGAGATATTAATTTTGAGGCAGGACGAAATTTTAATACTAAAGTTGCAGGTGAAATGCACACACATGTTATTGGAGATCAAATTTTAATCGTTGATGCTAATCAAAAAATTCATATTAAAGCAGCAGTAGATATAACATATGATACAACATACACTCACCATGTAAAAGAAGATGTTAATATTTTGTTTGATGCAAATTATCTACATCATGTAAAAAGCGATGTAGACTGGGTGTACGATGCCAACTGGAAACATAAAGTAACAGGCCAAGTAGACTGGAACTTTCAACAAGGACTCAACTGGGACGTAGGCGGTGGGTCTGGCGGCGGCGCAACTGTAAATTCTACCATTTTTGGAAGTGAAGTTATTAAAAGAACAGGTAATATTGATTATACTGTAGTAGGTAACAGAAAAATTACTACTACTGGTAATTTAGATATTAATACTGGCGGCAACACTGCAATCACATCTGGCGGGTCACTAGATATTAAAAGTGGCGGAGACAGTAGATGGACCGGTGGTGGCGCAACCAGCATTGGCGGAGCATCATTGGTGCTTAGTGCTGGTACAATTAATCTTAATGGTCCAGCAGCACCCACAGCAGTTACGGCAGCAGTTGCCGCAGCACCTGGCGGCGCCGACTCTGCAAGTGAGGCCAGCGAAGCAGAACTACCAAAAGAATTAAAAACTCACAGTTTACCAGATGAAGAAGGCAGTGAATTAACGCAGTCGATCATGCGTAGAATACCCACACACGAGCCTTGGCCACATCATGAAAATCTTGACCCGGTAAAATTTAAACCTGATCAGACTGATAGGGATATCGATGATAGGAACGAGGGAAATAGTTCGTCAATCGCCGATACGTCTGAATATTGGAAAAAATACACTACTGGAACAGATACATTTGCTAAAATTTCAGGAGCAAGCGAAATATGACAATCAACAACAGATTATATAATAGAATCACAGTCAAGGGACCAGGTCAATCTCAACAAACTCCCAACACAAAAATTTACAAAGGTTTCAGTACAATTAGTAATGCTACTGAAAATTTTGGATTGTATGATCTCGCATTGATCAAACAAGACATAGTAAATCATTTTCACATTCGCCAAGGCGAAAAGTTAGAAAATCCAACATTTGGCACAGTGATTTGGGACCTATTGTATGAACCATTTACTCCCGAAGTTCGAAATGCCATTGTAAAAAATGTTGAAGATATTATAAATTACGATCCTCGGATCAAGGCCGACCAAATCATTGTAAATCAATACGAAAGTGGGATACAAATTGAATGTGAATTGGTATATTTAAATTTCAATATAAGTGAAAGTTTGCAATTTAAATTTGATCAAGACAATGGTCTAATAAGTTAAATGCGTAGTTTAATTTACAAATAAATATACTGAACAAGGATAAACGATGTCATCTACCGATCGTCAGAATCGATTACTAGTTGCTGAAGACTGGAAACGCATATATCAGACTTTTAGAAATGCTGATTTCCAAAGTTACGACTTTGAAAATCTTCGCAGAGTAATGATATCTTACATTAGAGAAAACTACCCTGAAGATTTTAATGACTATGTTGAAAGTTCTGAATACCTAGCGTTGATAGATCTTATTGCGTTTTTAGGACAAAGCATAGCATTTCGTGTAGATTTAAATGCCCGTGATAATTTTTTAGAACTAGCAGAACGTCGCGAAAGTGTATTGAGATTAGCAAGACTGTTAAGTTACAATGCCAAGCGGAATTTAGCAGCCAACGGATTTTTAAAATTTACCAGCGTAAAAACTACAGAAGCAGTGATTGATTCTAACAACAGAAATCTTTCAGGCATTACTGTGGCATGGAATGACCCCACCAACGCCAATTGGAACGAGCAATTTATCAAAGTAATTAATTCGGCATTGGAACCCAACAGACAATTTGGTAAACCTGATGCCAAGGCCACCATAGTAGGAGTTCCTACAGAGCAGTATAGATTTAAAGGCATCAGCACCGATGTGCCAGTGTTTGGGTTTACTAAAGCAGTTGATGGCCGAAACATGCAATTTGAAATTACCAGCACAGTTATAGACACGTTGAATTCCGTGGTGAAAGAAGAGCCACCAGCATTGGGCGTAACACCTGCTTTTATCTACAAGGATGATGGCAAGGGCACTGGGTCAAGTAACACTGGATTTTTCTTTCACTTTAGACAGGGCCAACTTAATACCGGCACATTTACACTAGATCAACCAGGGTCAAATGAAATTGTTGACATAGATGCTGCCAACATCAACAACACAGATGTATGGCTATACAAATTAGACAACAACGGTAGAGAATCTCAGTACTGGGCTCCGGTATCTGATTTCAAAGGCAACAACACCATTTACAACAGTTTAGAAAAAAATATAAGAAACATCTATAGTGTCATTACCCGTGTTGGTGATAGAATAAGTTTGAATTTTTCTGACGGAGTATTCGGCACGTTGCCATTAGGCACTTTTAGAATCTACTATAGAACCAGCAATGGATTTTCCTACACTATTAATCCCAAAGACATTCGTTCAGTAAGTGTGGATATTTCTTATGTCAGTAATACAGGTCAAATTGAAGTATTAACAATTAACATGAGTTTGTTGTCCACTGTGGTCAATGCAGCCGCCACAGAAACTAATGACAGTATCAAAACTAATGCGCCGGCCAGTTATTACACTCAAAATAGAATGATCACAGGAGAGGATTATAATATTAGTCCTTTAGCAGTGAGTCAGGAAATTCTCAAGATCAAAGCAGTTAATAGAAGTTCCAGCGGAATAAGTCGTTATTTTGATCTAGTGGATCCTACAGGAAAATACAGTAAAACAAATTTATTTTCTGATGACGGCGTAGTTTATAAAGAATTGTATTCTGACAGTTTTAGATTTTCTTATGTGACTAAAACTGATATTGAGTTTGTAGTTTATAATCAATTATTCAATGTTATCAAAGATGATAACTTAAAAAATTATTTCTATGCCAATTACGAAATTGATACATCTGCAACTATTATTTCAAGATGGTATTCTAAGACAGTAGACACTAATCAAAGCACTGGATATTTTGGAAATATAGTAGACACTATTCCGTATGCAACCGGACAATTTACCAGCACTGATTTAACTTATGTTGAATCGGGAGCATTGGTTAAATTTACTGCGCCTACTGGTCAGTATTTCAATAAATCTTCCAATAATAAATTAGAAACAATTCCGTCAAGCGGAATTCCATCTAACGGATCTACAGTATTATGGACTAAAGTTGTATCTGTGACCGGTGACGGCACTGCCAACAACACCGGCACTTTGTCTACCGGTTTTGGTCCTATTATATTAAATGACATTGTTCCTAATGATGCTAGATTATCTAGAATTATTCCTAAATATAAAAATACAATCGAAAGCAGCACAATTACAACTATTATTGATCTAGTGTTTGATAATAGACCATTTGGTCTGAGATATGACAGAACAACTAGAACTTGGAAAATTGTTTTTGAACAAAATTTAAATGTGTCTAATCTGTTTAGTCTAGGTAAAGCAGGTGACAGATCTAATCAAAAGTTAGATTCTAGTTGGTTAATTTTGTTCACACCAGACGATGAATTTTACACAGTTAATTCTAGAAAACTTCGTTACATATTTGAGAGTGATCAACAAATTAGATTTTATTACGACAGCAGTGATAAAATTTATGACACTAGAACAAACACAGTGGCCAAAGATAAGATAAAAGTTTTAAGTATAAACACTGCGCCCGCACCATTGACTTCTGCTTATACTTTTGATAGAGATTGGTCTATTCTCAAAGAATACAGTGGATTAGATGGATACGTTGACACTAAGAAAATTGAAATTACTTTTACCGATACGGACGAAGACAGTGTTGTAGATAATCCAGATATCTTTAATGATATTGTTGATCCTCCTTCTGTTACAGAAACAAATCTTGAAGTCCTTCAGAGAAAATATATTATACAAGAAAAATATACTATCGGTGATCGTCAGGAAGATTATCGATACATCTATAATGATTTAACTAATCCTGTAGTTATAATTTTACCGTCAGAGACCTCAATTTCTTCTTATTCTCAATACGTAGAAGCACAACATTTTTATTTTATTGACACTGATGTAGTAAAAAAATTAGACAAAGTTGCGTCTACGCTGATACCAAGTTTGCAATACAAAGTATTAGTTGGTCGAGATAGATTAAAATTCCAGTATATTCATAATGCAGATTATGAAACTAGAATTGATCCTGGAATTACAAACATTATTGATATTTTTATTTTAACTAAAGAATACGACACTGCATATAGACAATATGTCAACGGTTCAATCGAAGAAGAACCGCTACCTCCTAGCAGTGACAGTTTATATAATGATCTTCATCCTACATTAAGAAAAATTAAATCTATAAGTGACGAAATCATTTATCATCCTGTGAAATTTAAAATATTGTTTGGCAGTCTTGCAAAAATAGATTTGCAGGCCACATTCAAAGTGGTAAAAAACACAGAACAAGTTATCAGTGACAATGATGTTAAAACACGAATATTAAATTCTATAACAAAATTTTTCTCAATTGAAAATTGGGATTTTGGAAATACATTTTATTTCGGGGAATTATCAACATTTGTATTAGCAGAACTTTCACCGTTTATAGTGAGTTTCGTCATTGTGCCCAAAGCAGACAATTTATATTTTGGTAGTTTGTTTGAAATCACATGTGAAAAAGATGAAATTTTTGTAAATGGAGCAACAGTTGATGATATCGAAATTGTATCCAGTATTACAGCAAGTAAAATAAAAGCCATCGGTGCAATTACGACAACCGAAAAAATTGCAAACAAAAATCAAATTTCTAGTTCTTAAAGGTAAACAATGGCATACGACAACAGTCAAAACGAATACCCAGTTCCGATAGATCCTTCTTCAAGAAAAATTTCTAGCCTACTGCCTCGTTTTTATAGATCTGACAGCAACAAAAAATTTGTTCACGCTACATTAGAACAATTGTTACAGCCTGGCACTGTAAAAAAAGTCAACGGATTTATTGGTCGTCAAGACAGCAAAGCCACCACTGCTGATGATATCTTTGTTCAAACTTCTACTACTGACAGACAAAATTATCAATTAGAACCCAGTGCTATCATCAAAGATGATCTAGATAATGTTGTGTTTAACAAAGATTATCTAGATCATATCAACCATATTAGTGTGCAAGGTGGTATAACAAATAATCATCGTAGATTAAACAAACAAGAATTTTACAGTTGGAATCCATTGATAGATTGGGATAAGTTTGTAAATTTTCAACAATACTATTGGTTGCCTTACGGACCTGCTGCTATCCCAGTTTACGGCCAACAAAAAACAATTCAAAGCGAATACACTGTAAGTTTAGTAGACGAGGGAGATAATTTTGCTTATATTTTTAATCCTGATGGACTGACTCGAAATCCAGTATTAAAATTATACAGAGGCCAAACATACAAATTTAATGTTACAGCGCCAAACCAAGCATTTAGTATCAAAACTCAGAGAATAGGTGGAACACTGAGTCGATATACTTCGGGTATATCAGTTGATGATAGTGGAGCAACTGCTGTAGAGTCTGGAATATTGACTTTTGAAATTCCGCTAGATGCCCCTAATGTTTTATTCTATGTCAGCGAAGATGATGTCAATGTCGGTGGCGTATTACAAATTCAAAATATAGAAGAGAATACAGAAATTGATGTTGACGAAGAAATTATAGGCAAAAAAACATATACCATGGGTAATGGATATCCGCTTAGTAATGGCATGAAAGTAAACTTTGTTGGCGAGGTATCGCCATCGAAATATGCTTTAGGATATTGGTATGTTGAGGGAGTTGGTGATAAAATTCGTTTAGTGTCTGCAGATGATTTAGAAATTGTCAGTGGTTACAGCGAGCAGAGATCAGTGTTGTTTGATGACACAGCATTCGATGAATTACCATTCGATGATGCTACTGCATTTGCTGGAGATCAAGACTATATTACAGTTAATCGAGCAAGCCCAGATAGAAATCCGTGGAGTCGTTATAACAGATGGTTTCATAAAGGCATTATAGATATTACATCTACGATCAACGGAATAACAACAGAGTTAGATCAGAGCGCAAGAGCCAAGCGACCAATTATTGAATTTGCGGCTGGAATTAAACTTTATAATTTTGGAACCAACGCCAAAAAAAATATCGACTTGATTGATACGTTTACTACTGATGTTTTCAGTACTATCGAAGGCAGTTTAGGATATAATGTAGACGGAGTTAATTTAGCCGACGGACACAGATTGTTAGTTACTGCTGACACTGACATTAGAGTAGTGGGTAGAATTTTTCAAGTAAAATTTATCGAAGTACAATTCGGATTAGGTCGTCA